CAATACTTCCAACTTCTCTTGCATCTCGATTCCACTTGCGATAGATGCATTGAGTTGACCTTCCAACTCGTCTACAGTTTCTGCAAGTTCATCGACAATGTCCACTTTAGACTCAGGAACCTCGATATAAGACTCAGTAAACAGATCTTTCAAGCTGTTCATGAACTTTTCTGCGATTTCTGTTCTTAGGCCATTTTGGATAGCGACTTTGTTTTCGTCCATCCAATTCTCAACTACGTAGTTAAGATAGCTGTCGACTTTCTCAACGAGCTCAGCTTTAGTAGTAGCAACTTCTTCAGCCAATTCTTCGTTGTATTTCTCTTCGAGACGATCGATTTCTTCAGCAAGCTTTGACTTGATAGCTGCTTCGAAAATGACTTCTGCTTTTTCCTTGAACTCTTCAGACAATGTAGCTTCATCGGCAACCAGCGCATGTAGGTCATCTTTGAAATCTGCATTGTAATCAATTTCAGGAACTTCGGCGATTGATTCGTCAGACAAATCAGCATCTTCTGCCATCAATTTGCTGTACATACCAGCAAGATCTTCTTTCTTCATCTTACTAGCTTTCATGTACATAGCATTGATCATGCCTGCTTTTGTACCAGGCATCTTTGGCATTGGATCTTGCTTTGTGTTATCACCTTTACGCTTTGGTGCAGTCTTACCAGCTTTTTCAGCTTTATCTACTGATGCGATAGACTGTGCCTCTGCATTTTTAGGATCGTGAGCTTCTTCCACAACTTCGTCTGTTACTTCGTCATGGAGTTCAACTTCCTGATCTTCGATTTGATTTTCATCAGTCATAATTGACTCCTTACTTATTTAGTTTTGAGCAACGAGAGGAAATTCTTAAACTCACGAACCTGTGTCTCATAGAGATCAGCTCGCGGAGCTTTCTTAATTTCAGTCTCCATTTTTTCAATTGCTTGAGCTTCAATGATGCCGTTGTTCCATACCCATTCAACACCTTCCATAACCCCATTAACAAAAGCGCTAGGTGCAGATGGATCTTGAACAATATCTACTGCATTGAGTAGAAAGTCGTCTTTGACGTACATTGCGTCACCACGTCGTTCTAAGCTTCCCATACCACGAGTCGAGACGCCTAAGTTGACACCACCGTCGAGTAGACCTTGAACGATCTGACCCATTGGAGTTTCCAAAATAGTCGCCTTACCCACAACATCGTTGCCTTTCCAATTCAGCTTTTCGATCTTGTGAGAAACTTTGTCAAGATTAACGGTCGGTCCTTCAGGGTGATTCAGTTCACCTACAGCTCGGCCCTTGGATACTTGCTCTGCATTATATTTGTTTAGAGCACCTTCCATGACAGCTTTTGGATATATACGACCGTTACGATTCTTTGTTTCTGCTTGCATGAATATACCTTCGATGGCATATTTCTTGTTGCCTTTTTCATCGGCTTCAGTTAGAATCTCGAGATTTTGTTCAGTATATTCAGCAATTAGTTTCATCTTATCCTCTTGGATAACTTGTCTTAGTAAAGAAAACACTGGCAGTATTTGCATATATTGTTTCAGTTTTCTCTTTGTGTATCATCATTGTTGTATTAGTCGGCATTTGAAATGTACCACCATTAGATAATGTAACAAGAGAGTTAGAAGTGCATGCGCAATAAACTACTTGGGCGTTATCTACTGTCGTTGCCGCGCCAGCCCCATTAGCAGTTACTCTTGCAGTTAATGGTCTAAAAAACATTGTCATTTCTTCAACACCTTTATAAATGATTCTCCGGCTTTTTGTGCCTCATTTTTTGTCCTATACACATCTAATCTATCGCCATCAATATAAGCAACATAACCTTGACGTTCCTTATAAATCATCAATTGTATACGACCGAGTTTTTTATTTAAGACTAATTGTCCTTCTGGTTTTCGGCCCGTTAATTCTCTTAATTGTGTAAAGGTTTTCATTTTACAGCTTTATTTATACTTTTATTACTTTTTACTGAGAAGAATTTTCTTCATCTTCTACTTCTGATTGTAGTTCTTCCATTTCTTCATCAGACAAATTATCGATCATGTCGTCGAGTTCTTCGTCGGTGATATCGTCATCGTCTTCGGAGTTATCTTCGACTTCGATTCCTTCCGCATCCTCTTGTTCGTCGGATTCAGACTCCCCCTCTCCTTCAAGGTCAAGTTCGAGCTGGTCCTCCTCAGATGTATCGTCTTCTTGTTCATCTGGTTCCACTCCATTATAAATTTGATCGGCTAATTTTACTTGCTCTTGATCTAAAAGATCGTTCATCTTAATGGTCATGATATCGCCAAATACTTTATTAGCCTTATTAAAATCTTGGTCCAAAGCGTTTTGGATCATATCTTCAACACTATGTGTTGCTACTACTTCTTCACTCATTGAGCATCTCCTACTGGTTTCAATTCAAATTTTTGTGCTGGTGCTTGTTGAGGTTCCTCTTCTTCTGGTTCCTCTTCTGTTTCACCATCTATTTCTTTTCTCATCTTAGCTATATCTTCGTCAGATAGCATGAGCACGTTCTTCTGTACCCATTCTTTCGAATAGTATTCACCTACATAATTTTGCATAATATCTAGGGTTTGTAGTCTTTCTCTTAATACTTCTGCATCACGTAGTTCTGTAAAGTGGTTATCACGAACAAAGTCAACTGTAATATCATTTTTCCATGATTCCCAATCCTCTTCTGTACATATACCCTTCATTATCAATTGCTTTTTAAGGATACCATAAAAGAGATGCGCGAATCTCATACGTAGTCTATCAATGAACTTTTGGAACTTCAGTTCGTCCCGATTTACTTCTGTTGATCTACCTAAGCTAAACTGTGCTTCTTGCTCTAACCTGTTGATTGGTACGTTTAGAGAGCGATAGACTTTCTTTTGGAAATATATGATGTCATCTATCTGACCGAGGTTCTCTCCACCAGGTAATGTAGTAATCTCTGTACCCTTACCGCCTTCACGGCGTGGCAACCAAAAATCTTCGAGCATTGACATATGTTTACGATCATCACGAATCTCACCAGTCTTAGCATCGTATACAAGTTTATTACGATACTTAGTCATGATGCTTTTCATATATTCTTCTGACTTACCACGCGGCATGTTACCAATATCAATATAGAATATACGACGTTCAGGTGCACGTGCTAGCCGATAGATGACTAAAGAATCTTCCATCATACGTAGCTGATTGATAGGCTTCAATGCTTTGTGTAAGTATGATACGATCTTCTTCCTATCTTCTGTCAATAGGCCTGAAGTAACATAACTTACTGAATCATTAGTCATCTTGATACCAGAAGTTGATGAGCCTGGTTTTTCTTGATAGATGAAGAACTCATCTACCTTCTCAACGATTTTAGCTCCGGTTACTGGATCTTTCTTTGTTTTGACCTTCTTCACTTTGCGCATCTTAGCAGCATCGACAGGTCTAATCTCTTGAATACCATCTTTAGTATTATTTTCGTCAAGTACAAGATGATGATATAATCTGCCATCAACATACCAACGTCTGAATATGTCATGACCTATTTCTTTAAAGTTTAACATACTATAGATGTTATCGAATTCTTCTGTAATTGCTTTCTTAATTCTATCAGGTGCTTTTACTTCTTCAAGATTCAATTCAAGTGTCTGCTCGAGTTCTGAACCAGTAATAGCCTCGTTAACAATATCTTCGATAGCCATATCAACTTCAGGGTGCATCGCATTGCCACGATACTTCATGATAAGTTGATAGTTATCTTTCGAGTCGTCATCACCTAAATTAAGATATTGACCATAATGTGTACCTGAAGCAGTTGCATAACTTCCACCTTCGTCATCACGAGGTGGAACAACTGAAGGCAACTTTTGTTCTTCTTTCTTTTTGGCCCGTTTGATCTCAAACCCAAACAGTTTGATTCCTTCGGTACCTGGATTTCCTATATCTTCAGCCATTTCACTTCCTAAATTAGAGAGAGGAGCCGAGACTATCCCGGCTCCTTCTTATATTTATGTAGTTGTATTACTCTCGTAATACTGATAAGCAAAGGTTACTTGGAACCTTTCGATCTCATCATTTGAACCATAAGCCAAATCAATTGGTGATAGTTCTTGAGGATATGCACCTCTGAAGGTGTATAGCTTCAATACACTACCGTCTCTATCCAACTGTTCTACCCGTAGGTCTGCTTCGTATGCGATTGGCGATGAAAGACCGGTGTTTGCGCTGTGTGCATTCATACCGTTCATCCAACGTTCCATTGCATCGCGAATAGCAAAGTCAGTGTCGTTGATGATCTGTACAGTCCACACATCAAATGTGCGATCTCCAGCCATCTTCAACTGACGTCCACGGAATGGGATAGTGATTTGACCTAGTGTTGATCCTGGTAACTGAGCGGTTTCACACAAGAACGATGTAAGTTCTGGATCTCCGTTAGC